TTGTCGGAGCATCTAGTACTACATTCTGTTTCCATGTAGTTCCTTTAAGGTAGCTGTCACTTTTCATCCAAGTAATCATACCTTCAAAATTTGCATCTTTATATAACATTTTTAGGTCATTGCCACCACCTAAGTTATCATTCTTAACTTTAGTCAGTAGCTCTTTTTTGCTATTCCAAATTTCCCAAAAGAGTGTCATATCATTAGGGTATAAGGGATCAACATCGGGTATAAAGTATCCTATCTTGCTTAAATCCATTATTCTAATCCTTCGTATGTTGCGCCATTAATTATAGCACTATTTATGAACTCTTTTAACCCTTCGGGATCTGTTAACGGTCCGTCGATTCTTATTAATATTTTCCTTCCACTTGCTGCCTGACTAGCGCCGTGATCAAAATTTTGATTGTTAAAAAAGAATAAGTTTGGTCCTTGTTGTAAGTCTGGCCTAAATATCTTAAATTCTTTTTTATCTAACAGATAGAAAGTTCGTTTGTTACATTCATCAATTAAGCTAATTCTTGGAGCACTAGGAAAAGGATCTATAGGTAAACCGTCTCTATGAGGAGGTATAGCTCCTTTATGCGACCATAAAGTTATTCCTAATATATTAAACCACGGCAGGCTATCTATTAGTTGTTTTATAAGATTACCAAATAGTTCTTCATTAGGGCAGTAGTTAACTTTCCAAACAATATTGCTTTGATATTCTGGTGCTTGCCATATGGTAACACCGTCCCAAAATTCTCCGTTATATCCTTTGTTATGACCTCTACTATCTTGTTGTAGTCGTACTATAGGAATAGTTACACTGTCCCACCAGGACCATAAATAATCACGATTAACTTCAAATCTAGGCAGATCGGGTACTATGTATGCAACTTTTGTTAAATCAATACTCATGGTGTAATCCAAAAATAACTAGTTAATCGCTTTAGCTTACATACACCGTTCATTTCTGATCTACGATGCGGTGATTGATTATTATCAAATATTACAAAGTCGTATGGTTGCCAAGTTATTGAAATTTTAGGTATTTCATTTCCATTTAAATGATCTCTGCAAAAATTCTTAAAGAGTAAGCTGTCAGTACCATCAGTAAATTCTAATCGATTATCATAACGTAATAGATCTTTATTAACATGTTTGCAAAATGAGAATATTTTTCTATAGTTAAATATTGTTTTTGCGCTATCGATATAATAATTAGCCGACGAGTTAATTAACTGCGGCCACTTTTCTAATACCTTAATGCTTAGAAAGTTTATATCTGCAAATTCTGTTGTATTGGTGCTATCAACTTCGGAACAATATAAAGATCTCACTGGCATATACGGGGTCTTTAAATATGTTTGATCCATATGCCAGCCCATGCGAGACTTACCAAGGAAATCTTCATTATGCAAATGTATAATAGTATTTAGATTTTTATCAGTAGCCGATTGTGGCGCTTGTTGTTGTTTCGAGTCTTGAACTTTTCCAACCTTTTCCATAGTAGAATTTAGTTCTAAATCACTCAATTGGTGTCCTCTAAAAACAATTACTCCTAAATTAGAAAGATATGTTCTTAGTTCGTCAGACGAATAATTACTAGGATGTTTTTCTAAAAATAATCCAAAGGTCATAATAGCTAGCTTATTAGAAACCAGGGATCTTCTTTAAATCTAAAACTCAATGATATTCTATCGTTAGATGTATTATTGCACACCTGATGCGGTTTTTTAATATGAATAAGAGTTGGGGATAATAGTTCGTAAGTACAGTTAATAATTGGGTCAAGATCAACATATTTTAAATAAGAAAGATGGGTACCTTTTGTATATGTAGTTGTAGTTACTCCCTTGTCTACAAACATATTAGTGTAAGTTCCTTCGCAATGACGTAATGGAAAATTAAGTGCTAGGCAAGGCCCGCCGCTATCTTTATGAGGGGCTTGAACACTGTTAGCGGGAACTAAAATATATGCAATGAATAAAACTTTTAAATTATGTAAAGTAAACCAATGTTCTAATGTGGGGAAATATTTCATAGTACCCGTAACATCTAACCCCACAAATTCCCCAAAAAATTTATTCTCATCTAAGAACTGATTAAATTCTTGATTAATTTTTTTAATGTTTGGAATATCTAATGATCTATAGTAAAACGTCTCAAAGTTCATAGTTATTGGTTGATCCATGTTTATTTAAATTTATTGATTTAAAGAATATGTATTTTATGTAATGCTGTTTTGTTTTTGTGTTTTGAGTGGTATACAAATGGTTGTTGATTTTTATAATTAATATACTGTCTATATTTTGTAGGATCAATAATAGCTAAATCTTTATTAGCCACAGTTACTGTAGTAACTACTCTAGCGTGTTCTGCATCTGTGAATAATAACTTAGCGGATTGAAGAGGCCAAGTTATTCCTGAAAACATTCCTGCGCGGTATCCTAGACTTTCAGCTGTTAACATTGCATAAGTTGCCGATATCATTGCATCTCGATGTGCCTGGAGAAGCAATTCCATTGGGCCAGATGCAGTTGTTTCAGATGCCGCAGGGATAGCAACATATACTAACGCCAATCCGCTAAGTAGTGGTTGCACGATTTCTCTGTCATTCCATGAATCTCCTACATTGCTCATGGTAAAATCTTCATTTCTACAAATGTATCTTTCGACTAGTTCTTCTTTTTTATTAATTCCGGCCTGAGAGTTTGTTAGCACATATATTTGGTAAGGATATACTTTATCAAAACTGGGTGCTAGTTTTGCAGCCTCTAAGATCTTGTTAATATCAGCTTCTGGGATATCCTCTCGATCTACATAGCGAGGAGTTCTTCTTGATTCAAATAATAATTTAAGAGTATTGTACATAACAATATTTATATTGCTAAATTACAATAAACTTATATTTTCCTTCCAATATTCTGCTAGGCTAATCCGTTGGGTGTCATTGTAGGCAAATAGTATACAATCAGTTTTTCTTAAATTGTGTTTATTACATAGTACATCTAACTTAGATCCATACGTAGACCACCAATAATTAGGATCAATATTTTCTAATAGATATGTTGCCAATTTTACGCCAGCTAAATTAACATACCCTAGTTTGTTCATAATTACAAGACTTGGTATTTCTTTTTTTGAAAATAATAAACTTATTCTATTATACGGAATAGCTAGGCTTTTACTGAAACTAAAACTAGCAGTATCAAAAATACTAGCATCTATGCTAGTTGGTTTTACTAACCCAAGGTATGCACAATCTAAATGCATGGATTCTGCATTGCATTGTAGAGCAAAATCTAGTTGATCATTATTACCCCACGAGTATCCAGGCCACGATACTACTAAATTAGATACCGGCTGCGGGTTAACTAATTCGGTATACGGTTTTCTCTGTATAGTATGCCAAAAATTGTAATAACTATAATCACCTTTTTGCCATGCCATGCCATTATTTGATTTTAAAAAAATAGTATTAAGGCTATCGGTATTGCCGTTCATTATGTAAACATAAGAAAATTGATCAAGACCACTTACCCAGTCCTTGGACCATTCTAAGAATTTAGTTTTTAGTAAATTAATTGGAGTCGTTCTTTCTTCCCAATTTAACTCTTTATCGTACGGACTGTATATTGATGAATCAACTTTATTAATTAAATCATTAATATACGGGTCTCGGATAGGCTTAATAAGTTTTTGATAAAAGTCGTTAGTACTCATGTCATATCTACTTTATAAATTATAATGGTCCCACAAGTTACATAGTGGGACCATTACCGTTCTTGAATCCAACAGTGCCACCTTCTTCTTCAATTCGTGCAACAACTTCTTCAAATAAGATAGGTGCAAAGTCAGTTTGTTCCACGCACACACAATGATAGCGGACATCGTTCTCGTCACTGTATAAAACTTCTCCAGTTCTAGCATCAACCCCACGAGCTTTTTTCACGCGGTTAGCGTGAGTATGTCCGTGAATGTTAACACCAAAACGACCCATCGAATCCGAATGTAACGGAATATGGCTTAAGATCATTCCGTTCATAACATGATAGGCTCGTAATTCACGGAAGTAGGCCCTATACTCGTCATCACGGAATATGTCGTGGTTGCCGCGGATTAAGACCTTGTCACCGTTTAAGCGACCTAATGTCTTTAATGCCTTACGGTTAATAACCGCATCACCTAAGTGATAGACCTTATCTGTGGGTTTAACTCGAGCGTTCCACTTGGCAATCATATCTTCGTCCATTTCTTCAGGACTGTCGTATGGTCGTAATTTTGTAACACCATCGTTACGTGTAAAGCGGCATACACCCATGTGTCCAAAGTGCGTGTCGCTTACTAAGAATACACTAGGCATAATTGCCTCCTTTCATTAATAAGTTTCTTTTACAATATCATACTCTTCTTTAGGCCATTTAGCTTTGAACTCATCTGACTTAACATACTCATTGTATGCTTTGGCATCAAAGAACACCTTGTGGAATGCTGTTGTAAATGTACCTTTTGGGTTTATAGTCAAATAAACCGATTTTGCCTTGCCTGCCATAGTATGTCCTTTACTGTTTAGTCTAACATTATAACACAGACTCGTTAATTAGTCAAGTGATTTATTACACAAACCAAATTTCTTTAAAACCTTCGGCCTCAGTAGGTTCTTCCCAACTGGCAATCATACTGGCAACAACATGATCCGGAATTTCTTTGCCCGGACGACTCATCAATCGACGCATAAGCTCTTTATGCTCTGGGGTACGAAACACTACAGCAATATGATAATAGTCCGGAAGCATATGAAACTTACGAGCACGACTTTTAACAGTGGTACTGGTTTGGTCCCAAATCACAGTATGACCATGCTCCCGTGCGTACACAACTTGTTCAGCCATTAGGTTAACTGCGGTGGGCATGTAGTCCGTAAACACTTCTGAGTAGGTCTTACCTTGTTGTTCAGCATAATCTTCTACAAATGCATCTGTACTAACTATAGTTAGACCCAAAGCCCAAATTTGATCTTTAATCCAAGTACTTTTACCTGAACCTGGAACTCCAATAAGTTGATAACACTTTAGCATTAAATATCCCCATCCTGGCGCATAAACTCATCGCCTGCAAGTGGCACTGGCGTTTCATCTGGATCGTATGTCCAGCCTAATGCCTTCATCATACGATGCTTGACTAATAAGTTTGGTGCACGGAATCGCTCAGTGTCATCAAACCCCATTGCTACGCCGACCTCACAGACCGCACCCGAACGACAAATACCCGCAAAGCAATGAACAACAACATTCATACGATTAGCCAATGCATGTTGCAATAACCGAACAAGCTCTGCGGCCTGCTCATGACTACACCGCATAGCTTCATCTAGAGCAAAGTCTTTTTCTTCTATGTCAAGAAACTCAAAGTCATGACGCTCCTTGAACTCGTGTTTAGCAGTTGGCCTCCAACTTGCAGGATCAGTGATACTGATTAACATACTATTCTCTCCAGCCGCATGATGAAACCCAATTGGGATATCAGCGGCCGCTACATTCTCAATCCATGGCATTTTACACTCCTTGTTTTCTTGATATCCAACCATTATAGTTAGGATCCGTTACTTCATCAACACCAAAAATTCCGCATACTTCAAAATCTGGGCCAACAATTCTTACAAATTCATTCATGTGCTTGGCAACGTTCATTGCTTCTGCTAGTGTAAGAACTTTGAATGTTTCTTCTTTACCTATTACTTTATACATGTCATTATTATACTGTCAAAAAGAAACCCAGTCAACCTAAGCTGACTGGGTTCAGTGTTGCGTTTTTACAACAGTTAGATATCGTAGCGTGGGACCATTACAGTCTTAAGCATGATACCTTCTGGAGTGAATTGATCCACATCAGCGCCTAGCAAGCTAGCCATGATAGCTGGACTAAATCCACTAACAAGAGCGGCACCACTCTTGTCTGCCTTAACTGGAACGTTATCACTTGCGTTTAGGTTCCAGAAAACAACCTTTGGACATGTGTATCCGGCTGCTTCGAACTTGCGTTCGATCATCGCCATCGCACTGTCGTCATTCTTAACACATTGGTTAAACTGCATGTCACTCAAGATCAATACCATTGCTGGCATATCGCTTTGTGGTGCAGAACCCTTGACAGCCACGTCGAGGATCTTAGTGAAAGCGGCGTGTAGGTTAGTACTCATTCCCCAATCACTCTTAACCATTTGTGCAGCCTTTTGGACTACATTACCCTTTAGGGTAATCAGTGCAGGCTTATCACTGAATGTAAGGAATGTGTCCTTGAACACACCCTTGTTCTTGTCAGCCAAGTACAAGCCAAGGCTAACCGAAACGTCCATGCAAGTTACGCCTGTGTTCTTACCAGCTGGGCAGCTCATAGAACCAGATACGTCTACCAATGGTAGAATACTTGCTTCACCTACGTAGTTTGGCAGTGCGTCCCACTGTGCCACAACGTGGTCAGTGTCAACCTTGCTCAAGTTCATACCGTAGTGGTTGATAACACCCTT